GTGGTGAATCCGACTCAGGTCCAACGGACCAAGAAGACAACGCCTGTCACGGACACCCGTGATAAGAAGAAGAAATCTCTAGGAAGTGGCATCTAACTTTACAATGACCCCTGAGCGACTCCGTCTAGCCGAAAGGCTGGAGGAGTTGCGCATGCTGCGCTCGGGAATCCAGCCTACGCTTGAGTCAATTCAGCGCTTAGTTCGTCCGAACGGCGCGAATTTCGACAATTCAACGAAGCAGGCTGGGACCTCGCAGGATGACGGGTCGAAGTATAAGTTTGATGATACGGCGGTCTGGGCGAACCAGATGTTCGCCAACGGTATGTGTAGCTACCTGATGCCGAAATCTACACGGTGGGCATATTTGAAGCCCTCGGGGCGTCCGAGCTCTGAGCTTAGTGACGAGGAGTTGATCTATCTGGAGCAGGTCTCCGACATGATCAGCCACAGTTTCTCGATCCCTAAGACAGGGTTCTACGAAGCGGGGCATGAGGTCTACATGGACCAAGGTTCCTACGGGACTGCAATCCTGTACAACCAGCGCTCTGCGAAAGGTTCGCAGTATAAGGCGATTCCGCTATCCATGGGTCTGTTCGATACGAACGACGATGGTGACGTGGATACGATGTACTACATCAAGAACCTGCGCACCAAGGCCATGATCCAAGCGTTCCCTGACATTGTGAACAGCGAAGGATTTGATCCGAGCCAAGGGGATCGCAGCTACAAGCTGGTGTATTCCGTTGAACGCTCACAGGACGTCCGCGCCAAGCAGGGCGGAACCATTGGTGCAAGCAAGCCCTACCAATTTACATACTGGTGTGAAGAGCTGAAGGAGATCCTACGCTCAGGCACACTTAGCTATTTTCCGTTCATTGTACCTCGCTGGGCGAAACTTCCTGGCGAGGTCTTCGGACGATCCCCTGCGATGACGTGCCTTAGCACGATCCAGATGGTGAACAAGATGCGCAAGGAGCTCATTAAGAGTGCCGAGATCGCAAATGCTCCACCACTGTCCGCGGAGGAAGACACAATCATGCTTCCCTTCAGCTACGGCAGCCGTCAGATGATTTGGCGCGAGGCAGGGGCACCTGCCCCTGAACCTGTCCTATCGGGCAGCCAGCCGAACCTCACGCAGGAGATGATCAATCAGGACCGCGACACTATTGTGAAGGCGTTCTTCGTGGATCAGATCATCCGTGACCAGAAGAAGGAGCGGCAGACTATTTTAGAGATTCAGGACGAACGTGGTCAGATGCTCCAGCAGCTCGGACCTCTCCTGTCTCGTCAAGAGAACGAGTTCTTGGCCCCGTGTATCGAGGCGCAGTTCGACTTCTTGGACAAGGGCAACAAGCTCCCTCCTGTCCCTGATTCTCTTCAGGGTCATGATATGGAGATCGTTTATACGAGCCCTGCTGCACAGGCGCAATATTCCACAGGCATGTCGAACATCTCGGCAATGCTTGGAGATATCATTCCGCTGGCACAGGCCAAGCCTGAGATCATGGACAATATTGACGATAATGAGCTCTTTGCGGAGATCGCCCGTCTACGTAATGTAACGCGCCGTATCGTTCGTCCAAAGGATGATGTGAACGGCATGCGCGAGGAACGTGCTGAAGCTGAACAACAGCAGCAGACAATGGACAATATCCCTGGAATGGCTGGAGCAGCCAAGGACGTAGCCGATGCCAAGGCGACCGATCCTGAAGGTATTGGCGCCATGCTTCAGATGTAATGGGGAAGATCACGAACACACTCGACCGACTCAAGAAACGCCGCCAGATGCGGGACGACCTCCAGACAATTCTGGAGACCCCTCACGGTGAGCGCTTCTTCAAGCAATTTCTCAAGGACTGTGGAGTGACCCGTTCGCGGTTTAGTCATGACCCCTATGAGATCACGGCAGCGGAGGCGACACGTCGCCTCGCTATGTCATACCTACACCTGCTGGGGAAAGAAGATCCGCAGCACCTAATTAACATCATCGAAGAGGACCAATAACATGCTACTACGACCACATACAATTTTACGCGAAGAGGAAGGCGGAGGAGAACCTGCACCTACTGGAGGCATCGGTGGCGGGGGGACCCCCGCTTCCGCTCCAGCTTCGCCCACTGGAACAATGGACTTCGGTTCCGAGGATACCTTCAAGGCATTCGTCGGATCGCTGCCCGAGGAGCAACGGGAGCTTGGCATCTTCAGAGACACCAAGAACTTCAGTTCACTGGTGGATCAGACGCTCAACGCGCAGTCCGCTCTCGGTAAGAAACGCCTCGAAGCACCTAATGAGAACTGGGGTGATGAGGACTGGACGAACTTCTACTCAAATGTCCGCCCAGAGACCGCTGACGCATATACCTTTGCTGAGTCTTATGACGTAGCCCAAGGGGAGGAGACAGTGGCACATAAGCTCTCGGAGACAGACGTCACTGAGCTACGCTCCGTAGCCGACCAGCTGAACCTTTCAACACAGCAGGCCAATAAGCTTGGTGAACTGTGGGCGGGCAAGACCGTCGGTGCCAGCGGCGATCTGGAAGGCCAGATCAAGGAGTCTGTCACCGCGCAGCAGCGCCAGCTCCAGAACGAGTGGGCAGACAACTACGAGCTCAACCATAAGTCGGCCAATGAAGCTTTCGAGATTCTGGCCGATAAGGTCCCTGAGCTACGTGACCTCGTCCAATGGTCTCCTATCGTGGAGAACCATCCTGGAATCATGAAGCTGTTCCATACCCTTGCACCACTGGTTCAAGATGCTGGAATGGTATCAGGTGGAAATGGCGGAGGTTTCAGCGGGGACACTGTTGCAGGGATCGAGGCCCAGATTAAGGACTTCGATATGCAGCACAGCGAGGTCATCATGTCTGATCCAGGAGGTCTCTCCATCGCGGACAAACTCAAACGTGAAGACCTTCTGAAGCAGCGTACCGCACTCTACCAGAAAAAATACGCTTTGTAGTAGTCTACGGTTGACTCCGTAACACATTTAGGGCTGTCTCCTCTATAGAGACAGCCCTTTTTGGGTCTCTGGAAAGCTGTAATCAGCCGCTGGTAGCGTAAGACTAGAAGAGTCCGAAAGGGCAGCTCCTCGAAACTCAAACTTCGCAGAGCACGAAGCTCTCCGAGCAACAACTTCTATTTATACATATTATGAACCCAGGAACTCCAGAATCCATCGAAACCAGTTTTGTGAATCAGTTTCGCGAAGGTTTCCAGCTCGGTTTTGAACAAACCGAGTCCAAACTCGACCCGTTGGTCGAACATGAATCGCAAGCCAGTGAATACCAGTATTGGGATCGCATTGGCGAGGCGGAAGAAATGCAGGAGGATAACACTCGTTACTCCGATAACCCTGTATCCGAAATCCCACACGACAGACGTCGTATCGGACTGAAGTCTTACGACATCGGTAAGATCGTGGATGAGAAGGATCTCATGCGTGTCATCACTGACCCGAAGAATCCTTACTCCATGAAGATGCTCGCGTCAGGTAAGCGTAAACGTGACGACATCATCAACGAAGGCTACTACGCTCCCGCGTACACAGGCAAGTCTGGTGACACTGTCATCAACTACTGCGTGGCTCCTACAGACCTCGACAGTTCTACGATCACCGTCGGTGAAGTCAGCAACGGCTCCTCGAACAAGATCACAGCTACAGGCGGGCGCTATACGCTCAAGTCGGGTCAGTATGAAGGCGTGTCTGTTGGTTCCAACTTCACTCTCGGTGAAGCTGCAACAGGACTTGGTCTCACAATCGACAAGCTCAAGGCGCTTCGCACTACAATGCTCCGTCTTGAGGCAATCGACGAGAACACCAAGCTCGACTGTGTGATGACTTCCCACCAGTGGGAGGAGCTCCTCGCCTTCGACGAGATCATCAACTTCGACCTCTCTATTAAGAAGAGTCTCGCTGATGGTAATCCTACCAGTATCCTCGGATACAACTTCCGCATGAGCGAACGCATCCCTATCGTAGGTGATGAGCGCCGTATCCGCGTCTCCTTGCCATCAGCACAGAAGCTCACAATCGGCCAAGAGCTGGTTGGCGACATCTGGCGCCTGTCTGGTAAGAAGAAAGCTCCTTACATCTACTACAAGCAGACTATCGGCTCTTCCCGCATGTGGGGTGAAGTTGCTGGTGAGATCCGCTGCACAGAGGCGTAAGTCAACATTAACCCAATACTATAAAATATTATGGCTAGTATCGTTTACTCCGAAGTCTCTACCGAACTCGCACAAGTGCGTGGTCAGGGACATAATCCGCTGAGCCCCATCGACGATGGTGCTCGCGTGCGCATCAAGCGCTTTGCTTACACCGCCACTGGTGTTGTGAGTATCGCCTCCGTTATCGAAGCTGTTGAGCTCCCTTCGGGTGCTGTGGTTGTTGAGACTGTTCTCAGTTCAGCGAGCCTAAGCAACTCCGCAGAGGTCGAAATCGGCTACGCTACCAAATCGGCACCTACCGACGACAACTCGGACGCCTTGCTCGCTGCTACAGCAGTGGCAGCGCTCTCCGCAGCTGGCGAACGTGGCGTTGAAGTTGGCGAAGGCATCCAGACTGTGATTATCACTACTTCGGTAGGGGCACTTGCAGCTGCCGACACTCTTACAGGATTCATCCTGTACGTGGTTAACACCTAACCGAACACCGAGGGCCCGTCTTGGCATGGGCGGGCCCTCACCCTTTTTATATGGCAACAGAGCTTGAGATCGCAAACGCCGCCGTCGCTGAAGTCGGTGGGCATGAAACAATCCTAGACCTCGACGAATCGTCGGCGGAGGCAAAGGTAGTTAAGCCTGCGCTCGCTCGCGCCATTTTATACATCGCTGCGAAATGGGATTGGCCCGTCGCACGTAAACGTGAGCTCCAAGTAGCTGACGTCACATTTACGGGGGACTCCCGTTTCGGGTTCCGATTCACCAGTAAGCGCAATGGAACATGGCGCTACGAAACAGAGGATGGTTCCATCCTCACTGAATTTGAAATCTCGAATGGTTACGTTTACACGAACGTCGAGAACACCTACTTCCGTTACACGGATGTGGATACCACAGACGTCACCGAATGGCCCGAGGTTCTTACACGGGTCTTGGAATACTACCTCGCCTCCCGCATCTCGGTTCCATTGTCCGCAGGGGAAGACACCCGCGACAAGATGGATCGGATGTATCGTCAAGAGCTGAAAGACGCTAAGACACAATTTTCAAGGCAGGGACCGCCACAGACCTATATGAGCGACGCCCAGTCACAATTTATTGAAGCTCATCAAGGTAATGGCCTTATATAATCCGATAACCACAGATTTCACAGGCGGCCTCATGGGTCCCTACATGCGCGGGCGCCTCGACGTTGATAAATACAACAAGGGCCTCCAGCGTATGGAGAACTTCATTCCGTCGATCCAAGGTCCAGCGAAATACCGCGAAGGCTTCCAGTGGATCGAGGACTCTGTGGAAGGTAATGTAAAGCTGATTTCCTTCTCGATCAACAACGAGAACCGCTTCCTGCTTCGCCTCTCCGAAGGACTACTCCATGTGTATAACACAGGCGGAATCCTTCTCTATGTTCGACAGGACGGTGTTGACGGCGCGGTGATCC